GTCAAGCTGTGTAATGCCAAGTAGATAATTTACAAGAGAACCACCACCGCTACCACGAGCCGGACCAAATAATGTTTTTGTTTCAGCTTTCTTAAAGATTTCATACATTGTAATAAAGTATGATTCGTGACCGAGATACTTGATATCAGACAATTCTTCTTTGGCACGATCAACGTATTCTTTGTTGTCTGCTAAACCTTCACGAATCAATGCTTCTTTAACGAGATCTGCTAAATGTCTAAATGGCGTTTTTCCAGGGACACTAACCTTTGGAAGCTTAGCTTCACTATCTACCCATGTATCTTCACATTCATTCCAAACAATATCATGTGTTCTTTCAATAGAGCTTTTAACTAGCTCTTCGTTACCTTTATAGAAATCGTGGTTACTGTAACCGGCCTTAAATTCGTCCCACATTTGCTGTGCATTCTTAGGAAACAACTCGCATTGCAATTCTTCATATTGAGGAAGAACCATACCATCACGCTTTCCAAGCCATCCAAGCTTTTTATACAACTCGCGGGCCTGCCATTTATCCTTTGTTGGATAATGAGAATCTGCTGTTGAAATAAGCGGGATACCTGTTAGCTTATGATGCTCAATAAGGTAATCATTGACAACATGCTGTTTATCAATCTTATTAAACTGTAATTCTAGATGAAAGTTGTCACCGACACAATCAAGAAAACGATCAGAAAGATATGTTAGCTCATGTTGAATTTTTTCTCGGGACTGTCCATGTGCTACACCTCGAAGAATACGATTTGAATAGATACCTCCTAAACATGCAGTTGAGATATGCAGACCTTCACCATGCTCTTTTAACATTTCAAAGTCAATACGAGGATAACGATAGAAACCATACTTATATGATTTTTTAACAAGTGTAAAAAGATTAGCTAACCCTTTGGCGTTTTTTGCAATACCCACAAGGTGATAGCGTCGTTTCCATTCATCTTTTAGAATATCAATGCTTTTGGTTTCATCCTCATCCTCAACAACGTGACCACCAGCCTCGTCATCAGCACTAATATCAGTCTTTTCTTTTGCTTTCTTTTCAGCAGCAGCAGATGTTTTAGCGTCTTTAATAGCTTGACGATGTGCTGCATATTCCTCTGACCACTGTTTAAGTGAAGGAACAAAATAAAACTCAACACCATAGAGCTGGCGATAGTTTTTACCTTGTTTTTGAAGCTTAACAGCATGTGAATGGGCATGAGCAAGGCCATTACCATTACCATGATCAGTAAGAGCCCATGCATTCATACCTTGTGCCTCAGAAGTAATGAAGTCAATATGATCAGCAGGATATCCTAGGCCATCAAAGGTTGAAAAGTGTGAGTGTGCATGAAGCCCGACGAATCTTGTTGGAGGCTTAATTAAATCAATTGACAATTTATCACCTTTCTATGTTTTTTATATTATATACACATTATTGCATATTTACAATATAGAGAATTATACAAGAAAATTAAATAATTTCTTTGCCTTCAATAAGTCTAAATGTTCTTTTTTCGTTAAATCGCATTACTTTACCATACTTGAGACGCATACTTTCAACACAACTTACGTAGTTATTTGGGCTTTGAGCATCATCTGTATGTTCGTTAAAAAATTGGATAAGCGTTTCCAGTGATTGATATCCTCCACCTAATCCCCAATAACACTCACCTGCAAACCACATGCGCAATCTATTAGGCATCCATCTCTTTTCTTTGCAACTTAAGACTTCAGCATTTAACAAAATATTATTTGTTTGGCCACTAAACAATTCTTCTTTAGAAAATTCTGTCTGAAATGTGTTTTCTTGCAAGTTGTCTTGTGAAGCTTTATCTAATAAAGTCTTAGACCATTGTTCAGCTGTATCAAACATAGACATGTTTTTACTTCTTGCTTTTAAGATGCTTATTTCTCTAAATGCTAACTGCCTAAGAAGAGGAACCAAAACATTGTCTTTCTCAATAAAATCCGGAGCTAAACTAAGTAGAATATGTGTAAGCTGTCTAGCATCAATTAATCCGTGATGTAACGCTGCAGATATTTGTGTGCTTCCATTACGCATGTTACGAGTTGTATGATATGTAAGAATCTTTTCTTCTACACACTTCCAAAGACTTTTAACATAACATTTAGTTTTTTCATATAAGACTTTATCAGTTTGATAAACTTTGCCTAAACCACCAAAACTTTTAATGGTCTTATGATCAAACTTAACCTCTTGAATATCTTTTCTATTTTTAGCCCAATACACCCATCTACTTTTTGCTGTCATTTTAAGACAAGAAGGATCGTAAGAATCACTATCTATAACTTCTAAGCATACGTTTTTAATGTCTATTGAATCTTTGCCAAAGAGCGGCATATCATATAAGACTTTATCAATCTTGTTTCTCTGGCAGTATTCTTGTATATCTTTTTCTGGCTGTGCAGATTTAAGAATATAAAGATCAACATTTAGCTTTTCCTTTAAGGAACAAGCAAAATGATTTAATGCTTCTTTATGCATTAATATGTTTGTAGTTTTATATAGACTTCTAGCTGAAGATGACCAATACCAATTTGAAGGATAAACAAAAGAAACTTGGTCGTAGTTATCACAGGCTGTTTTAACAAGAAGACTATTAAGTCTAAAACTATGATCTAAAACAATTAAACATTTAGACATTCAATAGCCTTTCTTTTTTATATTATATACACATTAATTCATATTTACAATATAGAGAACTATAAAGGTTGAAACATGAATAGAAAAGAATTTACTAATCTTCTTCTCGAATGGAGAAAAAACTTTATCCACGAAAGAGGCAAATACTCGTCTTCGTTTAATCAACCAGATGATGCATATCTTTCTACACTTAGAGACACTAAAGGAGAAGTAATAGAAGATTTAAAAGAACATATTTGTAATATTAATAATATTCCTTTTAAACGCAATAAGGTTGGCGCGCTAATTATTGAAAAAAATCAAGCAAATATATCTATGATATCTGAGTTTATTAAAAAAAGAGGATTTGAAAAGGAAGCTAATAATATTGATAGAGAAACAAATAACTATTCACCATTATTTATAACTTTTGAAACAGGAGACTTTAGTTTTGATAGTTCTGACTATTCTTTTGACGAGAACAGACTTACAAGTGGAGATCCTGACATTACTTGGATGCTTCACGATATAGTTCACGTATTTATTGATGGAAGAATTGACAGAGAAAGTCAATTTGAGTCTAATGCTTTAAAGAATAAAGTTTTAAGTCACTTTTCAAAAGAGTATCTAGACTTACAAAAAAAGCTTAAGTTTGGTGGACTCTCGGATATGATCAGAGAGGTTCCTACTGGAGAAGAATATGAAGGTCTGCCTATCTACGGCACACACCCAGATGACGCGTATATGTTAGCTGCGTTACAAAAGTTTTTTAATGAAATAGACTTTACCGCTGGCGTTGGCCCTCTAGACTCTGGTCCATCTTTAGTAGCATATTGTTGGATGAAATTATCACATAGTGAAGACTTCGCACAAGTAGAAAGTTGTAAATCTTTAAATTCTAAAGAAAAAGATATTGTAAAAAGCCATATTAGAAGAATCTTTCCTTTAATAAAGCGTCAAAAACAAATAATTTTAAATGGATTCAAAGGTACAATTTTAATTTTTAGTAATGAACCGTAAGTTATAAAGGTTGAAACATGAATAGAAAAGAATTTACTAATCTGCTTCTTGAATGGCGAAAAAACTTTGTCAATGAAAGAGGTAGCAATATAGAATTTCATAAAGATCAAAATCAAACAGGTTATTTAATAAATCCTAGTTCGAGTGAGATTTCTGGAATAGAGTTTTATATAAAAGACTACATTAAAAATAACAAACTAAGCAGTTTAAATGATGTTGCCAATCAAGAATATTTTGACAATGGCATTGTTTTGCCAAAGACAAAAGAAGTTATAAAGATGATTTCCGACTTTTTTCTTGAAATGTCAAATAATCAAGCAAAGTCAAAAGAAATATTATCCACTGCAGGTGATGATGAATGTGTTATCGTACACTTTACAGAAGGTGACTTTACTTTAGATTCGAATAAACAAAGTAGAGAAGAAATCTATCATTGGACAATACATGATCTAGAACATTCATTAATAAGTTCGATAACTGCTGCAGACTTTTACATTTCAGATGCTGCATTAAATAATACAGAAATTGGCAAATCAGCCAGAAGCAATTACATTAACATGTATGAAGTTCTAGAAGCACAAACACCTAACGTTGAAGGAATTGGCAAACTTATTAAAAGATTTTTTGAAGAAATTAGTTTTACGCCAGAAGTAGGTTTAGATGACATAAATGCTTCAGCTATGTCATATTGCTATATTAAGATGAAAAGTGCTAATGATGTCAAAGAAATATTAAACTTAAGTGAAGAAAAATTTTCCAAAGAAGAAAAGCAACAACTAGCTGATATATTTGAACAGTGTTATCATATAACTCAAGACAGTTTTAATAATATCAAAGAAAAACTAAAAGGCTGTCTCGTTATTGTATTTTCTCTATAACATATCTTTCATCATCTCTTTCACTAGGCTCTTGATAAGATAACCATTTTGTTCCTGCATAGTCTCTAAATTCAAGATGCGGTATAATCCAATACAAATTTCTGTCTTTAAGATCTTTATAGAAAGGTCTCATAAAGACAACTTCAATATTAATACCATGATCTCTTTTTAATAAAGCAGCTGCGGCTAAGTTAGCATCATACTTAGAATCTCTTCTTTTAGCCTTTGTTTCAATATACTTGTCTTCTTCGGGCAAGTAAAAGTCTGGCGTATACGATCTCACATAGCCGTCCATTTTAAACTGAAATGTTTTGTGTTCGTAGATCCATTTTTTATTTGTCCAGTTGCAGTATCTTGC